AAGGCTTCGTCCATAACCTCTTTGAGAACCTGCAAGCGCGGAGATACATCGAACTCGATAATGTTGTGGTCGTCTGTATATACAGCACCACCTGATAGCTGAAGCAATTTAGTCAATGAAGCCGCAGCATTTACTGTGCTGATTGTCTCGCCAGCCGCCTGAATCTGCATCTCTTTAACGAGTTCCTTATAGTATGCTGACGCCTGTCCCGTCAAAGGTACTTCGCGTGTCTGATACATCACATCAGGCAAGTCTAGGCATTGGTCTTTCTCGTAGCGAATTGCGGGTTGCAACGCCTTGAATACTGTATCGCGGGCAGTCGGCTTGGGATGCCACTTAAACCTAGATGCCTGAACCATCACCATGTCCTTCCAAGCAGTCTTGTACTTGGGAACATTGGATGGGTTGACTAGCTTGGCTAAGCCAAATGCGTCCTCGGGAGATTGGGATGCGGGTGTACCTGTCATCATCCACAGATAAGTAGAGGGCTTGATGATCTTGGCAAGAGTTTTCCAACGCACTGTACTTGGATTCTTATATGCATTGGCTTCATCGATGATGATCAAGTCAAAGTCCTCGTTCTCAATTGCTTCGCGCTCAGCATTGACACCATCATAGTTAATGATTACAAAGTTGTAATCTGCTTGAATGACCTTCTTACGCTTTGAGCCGTGAGCTATCGCGCATGTGCGGTGCATTGCTGTTTTAAAGAGGTCGGCTTGCCATGCGCTTTGCATAATAGAAAGGGGACATACAACCAATACTCTCTTAATTAAACCTTGATTCATGAGGTAGTCAGCCGCCCAGATTGCCGCAGAGGTTTTGCCTGTACCCGCTTCATTGAAACAGAACGCTCGTCTATGAAGTGTGAGAAATCTAGAAGTATCTCTTTGGTGGTCGAACGGTTGGAACATCCCGGGCCAGCCGTAGTGTTTCTCGATGGGGGATGGAATCTTATGGGAAGCATCTAGCAAGCGAGTGAGTGTTTGAACCTCTTGGATTCCCCAATAAACAAGCACCTGCACATGGTTGCCTGTTGAACCTACTATCTCGCTCTTATCAATGTACTTGGTGATCTGATCTGCCATGTCATGTGAGCAATACAAACGCAATGCAATGTCGTCAACTATATCCATACTATCTTTCAACTTGTTAGGTGCAGGGATTCCACCTGCCCCACCTCTCTTTAACGTCTGCGTGTCCTAGACGATTAGTCCTGTCGTGGGTGAAAGTGTCAACTCTAGGAGAGAAAGCCCCACCGACTAATTGACGCGGTTACGAGGCCAGCAATCTGCAAAGCACGCCTCTGTGTCCACTCACGCCTTACGACACATTTCTATTATGCGGTCTCAATCTTAATTGTCAAGTTATTTTTTAATAAATATCGTAGGTGTTTTCACTTACGCTTTTCACGCTTACTAACTTCGGAGACTAAGTTTCCTTGAGAGTCACGCTTAAATGAACGGTTTTTTGCCGCGCTTTGAATGCGCAAACCGTCCTTGTTTGAGCCGCCTTTGTCTAAGGCGCGAACGTGTGCTACGTCCTTGCCTTCTCTGCGATCTGCCTTACCGTTTCCATTAGCATCTGCGCCTGTCTTGTCGATTGAACGACGACCGCGCTGACGCTCCATCCTACGCTCATGTTCACCTCTAGCTTTCTGCTGTTGGTATTCTTTGGCGTAGGGTCTAGGCTTATTAACGTAGGGCATGTTACCTTCCTTTGTGGTACTCGCATGTGTTGACTGGACACCATCCGCACAGGGGTGTGGGGTTGGCTTGCCATGTATCTGTCTCAAACGAATTATGCAGTCGTTCAAGATTCCAAGTAAAGTCTTCCCAATAACTATCTATTTTGGAACGCTCATAGTCAGAGGTCACAAAGTGTTCGTGAGCTACAAACAATAGCCCTGCCTTAATGTGTTCCAACTGAGGAAAATGAGCAAACGCCATGAGTGCCATCAACTGTAATTGTTTTGGGTCAGGGTACTTGTTGCTTCCGGTTTTGTAGTCCACGATAAAACCTTGATCGTCATTGACAACTAGCAAGTCAGCGATACCGCGAACCCAATAATCCTTTGCACCAAATGTGCAAGGCTCTTTGGCATAAGTAAGCGCCATGCGATGCTCGGGATACTTGTCCCCTTCCATCTCACGCAAGGGGTCTAACTGTTTACTAAAGTGCGCGTAATTCTTTACAAGCGGAGTACCATCTTTAACATAGTCTTCCAGTGCAGAGTGAACCTCTGTACCGTACCGCATTTCTTTGGTAGGAAACTTTGTAAACCTTTTTAGTACCTTAACTTCTTGATACTGTTTGGGGCAATTTGCGTAGTCCTTGATGCCGGAGTACGACCATTTAATTTCAGATGGGTGCATGATACTGACTTTGACTAGGAGTTTTTGAAGCCCTCATCGTACCATTTCTTTTATCTTCGTCATAGTGTCCGATAACGTAGTCTTTGACAATCTTACCGTTCTTCTCGTCGCCAACAAGCATAGGCTCAACCCATGAACGCAATCCAGATTTATATGTTCTCCAGTGACCTCTTCTCCAGTGCTGCCGTGGAGAGGCGTGTGTCCCTTGAGGTATGCTTGGTAGATCTCTTTTCTGTGCGGTGACTGAGATTAAGCGGAACTCGACCAAGGGTTTCTTACCCTTGCGCATCTTCTTCTCGTTGACTTCTGCTTCCCTTGGAGTAGGAACAGCCATATAGACTTCGCCTGTATGGTAAGTCATCATATAGATAGCTCTCAGCACATCTAATATCATATTTGAAGGTGAAGGAATCCACTTTCCTTGAGTGATATGGGTTTGACTTGCTATCGAAAGTACTTGCGTATCTGCATCTAAGAAAACTTCCACGCCAGTTGTGGCAATGTGCAAGGGCTTGTCAGTATCTTCAGCTAAAAGTGTATGTATGACTATTGCGTTCTCATGTTGACTTACAACATAAAAAGCTAGTCTATTGACTAAACTACCATACTCATCCATGTACCCATAGACGCGCTCTTGAGTTTCATACTGCCCTGTAATAACAACAATTTTGGGGAATGGCAATTTGATCTTGCCTTCCTCAATAAATATATTCTCAAAGTTGGGCGGGGCTTCAAAGTTTCTTTCAAGCGCGACTTTGGGATATTTAAGAATAGCGTCGGCTACTTCTTCTCCCGCGCCTTCTAAACCAACCCATTTACGCTTATGTATGACATCGCATACTTCACCCATTACAAACCTAAAGCCCTCTTTAAGTCTTGTGTCTTCTAAACCTTTTCTTATAGACTGGTAATTTATATTAGCCGAAATACGCCCAAATGAAATTACTTTTAAGTTTTCAGGGGTCTGTGTCATCTTAGCCACGGTAGTTGACCAAGGTCTGCCAAATTTATCCATTAGCAATCTCCGTAAGTTGCGCCCGCTTTTGCTTCACACGCGACAGGTAGCCCACTCGCCCATGTTGGCGGTTTGAACATGAGACCAGTTATGACCTCTAGGGCTATGTCAACCTTGTCTTCTTCTACAACCACGACTGCGGCATCATGCACAGTCAATGCTACGCGATACTTATCATTGATCTCAACCATTTGAGTACCCACGATTATTCGCGCTAACGCTTGAACAATGTTCTCTACAACTCCACCACCCCAAATAGATATCTCGCCTCTGCGTGAGTCATAGACAATTTGAGACTTGCCATCCTTCTCGGCCCTGCGTAGGTTTGGGTATCGGATGCGCAAGTTATTAGGCAAGATGATGCCTTCCGCGTCGTAGAATACACAACCATGCTGACCAAACGATAGTGGCTTATCAAACTTGTTGTTCATCATGTCCTCAAGCAGTTGATCAGCTTCATGCCACAGGTCAATGATCTTGTCGTTTTTCTCTCGGTACACACCCACGATACGCTTACACTCATCCTCATCAAGCTTAACGCTGACTGGCTGCGAGGTAGATAGCGTGTGTTGTAACTTCAACGCTCCAGTGCCGTAGCCCAATCCCAAAATACAAGTTTTACCTACAAACCTTTCAGTTGGGTCTTTCTTAGATATGGGTCGCTCATAGATACTGGATGCAAACACAGAGTACACATCTTCACCATCTGCGAATTGTTTAACCACATCATCTTGTCCCGCAAGCCACGCAAGCACGCGAGCCTCGATTTGCGATGAGTCAGAGTTAATTACTAGATAGCCCTCGGGCGGGATGATTCCCTTTTTCAAGGCTTTCTTTTTTACATCACGGCTTGGCAAGTTCTGAAAGTTAATCTTGTCTGACCCCGACCATCTGCCAGTATGTGCACCATAGTATTTCAGGGGGACAGGAATCATTCCTCTGTTGCGCTTGCCTATGTCGATGAATCGTTGGATACGCTTTTCTTCTAGGGTTGACTTCGTGCCGAGACGTACTGCGCACAGGTGTTGGATAAAAGTATCTTCATTCTCAGTTAACGCAATGAAGCCTTCATCCTTCTTGGCAAGTGCGGGTACTTCTTTGCCAGTCGTAGGACTGTTCTTGAGTGGCACAGTCACACCGAATCCTTCTAGCACCTTGGCAAACTTCTGATTGCTAGAGAGTTGCTTACGCACTTCCTCCTCAGTTGTGCATTCAAGCTTCTCCATCAGCGATGAGAGTAACTCGCTCTGCTCTTTGCGTAGATCATCAAGGCGTTGCTGAAGTGTTTCTTCATCCACATAAAGCATGGGATGGGTGAACATGCGCAAGGTCATGTCTATTAGTTTGAGTTCCTCCATAGGAAAACCCTTAGACATGTTGTTGAACAGTTGGTAGGTCAACGCGACATCGTTACGGCAATACTCTCCGTATTGCGCTAAGTCCTCGGGAGTGAAGTCCGAACGTGTCTTGTCGATAGCGGCAGTAACCTCTGTACCTTTCTCACCTATTTCATATCGGAGTGCGAGCTTGGCCAGAGAACCACCGACCTCCACACCATGTATAGCTCTCGCCATACATAGCGTGTCCAAATACACCATTGGAGTGATACCAAAGTGCCACTTCAAGATCGCGCCATCAAACAACGTGTTGTGGGCAAGCATCATACTGTTCTTCCAGTCGAATTGCTTCAGCCACTTGCGTGTTGCTTCGCGGTCTCCCGAGAACCATACTGGCTCACCAGCGTCAACCTGTACTGCGACCCCAATAACTTCAAACCGCGAGTCTCTGATGTACTCCTCCGTGGTCTGAGTTCTGAAGCCTAGGTCTTTGCTAGTGTAGTAAGTCTCAAAGTCAATGGTGATAAGGCTCATTGATTACTTTAGTGTGTTGATTTCGCGTGTCAGATACCATTGCGCTTTGCGTAAGTCTTCTAACTTGTTGCCCTTGTGATCGGCTCTCGTAAGATACTTCACCACATTACCAAGGTTGTAGTTCAACTTCTTCGCTTCGATAAAGTCAATGGTCTCGATACCGCCTGTTGTGTAGTGGGGCGGTTGATTTACAAGATCAGGGGTAGCTGAAACTGTCATACGCTCGGGGGCTTCCATGCGAATCTTATTGATAGGTTTAATGCGAACCT